TCTTTGTACCGGTGTGATTGTGCGCGAGGATAACCGCTTCACAGCCACTTAGAATGGCTTTTCTTACAATCTCTTTGTTAGGTATGATTGTTTTCTCAGCATCTCCAATGGTCAGGATTTCAGCAAACATCACCTGATTACCTCTATTTAAGAATGTAGCGGTCATCATCTGCTTGATACGGATTTGGTCACCCATCATTTCACGTATCAGGTCGTTTGCATCACGTGAGCAACGTATACTCTTTTCAATAGGTTTCTTAGCATCTACAAATGTTGTTTGTAATTCACCAAGAAATACGTTCTTCATAGTTTTCATAAAGCAATTAATTAAAAGTTATTCTTATCAGTAACCAAGGACAGCTAGTGCTGTCCCTGCATCTCTCATACGCACTCTCTGCGTTCCGTGGTTTCGCCCCATCTCAGGGGTCGTACCCGTAGGTACAGCTAGGTAGATTGCCTAGCCTCATCAGACTGATTTAATTTTCCATAATGTCAAAGAACGCTGAGGTCTTACCCTCATTTGCTTTAGCTAATCTACGAAACGATATCGAGACTACCAAACATATTCACAACTTTATTCACATTCAGTATTAAGTACTGAGTACAAATACTTAGTTGTTAGTTCCCGTTCCTAGCACGACCTAGGCGCACCCTAAAGGCGCCAACGGGAAGTTCGGGTGTTAGCCCTTAGGAGTTCTACGAACGCTCACCCCAAGCGCATTGCTGTAAGGGAAGAGTGCGATATCCAATGCTTCATCCGTGCGCTGAATCAAATCAAACACTTCATCAATGGTTCTGCGTACATCGTGCACGTGAGCTACGTAAGAGCGTACTCCCTCACCTGAGAATACATCGCCATCCTTCAGGCTCAAAAATTGATCGATTCTAAGGCTGTCTCTACGGCCATTGATAATGTCAAACCCGAGGCCGACAATTATCTCTTTACGGGTGTGTAGCGGTTGCTTACTTGAAGGCTTCAAATCAGTAGTAACAGCATCTACCGGTTCACCATCAAGGTCACACTCATCATTCAGGTAGGCAGTGTACTCATTCACCAACTGCTCGATTGATTTGTCGGTGTTCAGGTACTCAGGTCGGCCATCAAAGGCCGATACGAGGCTTCTAAGGAAGTCAATTGAATCATAGGTCACCTTACCTGATAAAGTCGGATGCGGTGCTTCGTGGATGAGTTTAGATACGTTGTTCATAAAGCATTTAATTTAATTAGTTACGGACTCCCCTGAGGGAGTTTCGGGTGTGCTCACCCATCATCAGCGTAACAGCTATTATGAAAGCCCTTTTAAGGCGTTCTTGGCCTTCTTCAGGTATTTGTGAGTAGCCTGAGCGGATTGAAAATGTGCGTAGCTCTCACCTAGCGCAATGAGTGTGTCAAGGTCTTTACGTACGCTGTACAGCAAATCTTGGGCTTTCTTAGGGCTTAGACTCGGCTCATCAAAGAGGATGTTGTAATGGCTCAGTTTCACTATCGCAGTTCTTACTACGTTGTCGTAGTCGTATCCGTAGTTATCAGTAGTTTCTACCACTACGTTCCCTTTACCATCTTCCCTAGCATTAACAGCTAAGTTGTAGTAGTCTTCGTTGATGTCGTGAGTACCCTCGATATAGAAGGTGATGTTGCCTATTTCGTTGTAGTACTCTAGGGTCAATCCGTTGTAAGTTTTTTCTGATTTCATAAAGCATTTAATTTAAGTTAGTAATGTTATCTACCACCAAATCCCCGCATTTATTTCAGTGCGGGGCGTTGGCTTAGTGATTGTTAGTTTAGTCTACATTGCAATCCACTAGTCTTTTTGCAGTCTTGTAGCCACAACCTGAGTAATCAGTAATTTCACCGCTCAGGTCAGTAGTTACCTCGATGTCGCAATCAAACGTGAAGACCTTTCCGATTACTTCACCTCTGAAGATTTCTAGTTGAACGTTCAATACATTTCTCATAAAGCATTTGTTTTAGTCGTTCATTCGTTTGAACACTGCAAACATACAATAGCCAATTCAATTACACAAGCATATCAACAACTTTATTCACAATTATACTACAGCCTCAGGTTAGTGAAGAGGTGCTCAGGTCAGTGTTAGTGCTTACTCAGGGTAGAATGTTGAAGGGGTAAAATAATTTAAGGAGTGTGTGTGAAGAGGTAGGTGAAGGTAGGGTAATGGGGTGTGAATGTATGGATGGGGGATTGTTCCTAACCTCCTGTAAACACTAGCCTTCAGCAGTCAGCAATTCATCGGCTAAAAGCTAAAATCCTCAGAGATTTACCTACCGCATCGAGGGGGGTGGGGTCGCATAATTGGTTCGGAGGTGTGCGTACATATGTGATCATATATATATAATCCCCCACTTAAACATAACTCAACTCTAAATTACCTACCCACCTAAACATTTCTCAACTCAATTCTCAACCCATCTAAATATAACTCAATTCAATTCACCAGAGCTGATCTAAGCCCTCTATATATGTGGTGCATTCTGTACCTATATAGCTGTTAATTGGGCTTATTAGGGTGTGTTTATGGATGATTTAGGGGGTATCTGATGCAGCTGTTAAAGATCAGAGAGGGTGGTGTAGGTTTTCGGGGGTGGTGTTGCGGGGGCAAGCAACAGCTAAATTTATCTGTTGGAAAAGCGGACAACTGCTTCTAAGAGCTGTTGGTAGCGATTTAGTTGCTGTATAGTTCTTGCCGCTGATACGGGAGTAGCTTAGCGGGCCTCTGTTTTGGACGACAGCCCTTAAGCTACCTCATAATGTTTCTGGTATAGCAACAGTGTTCAAGAAGAAAGAACTCTGTTGCGGAGTAAACACAAAGCGAAGTTACGGAAAATATTTTAGATTGTCAAGTGTCCACACCCTGCGTTATTACTGTGTTTCTCATTTATGAGACAGATAGATGTTATAACATTCCTACTAGTTGTTATAACAAGTATTATGTTCAGGCGCAGCAAGCAGCTAAATATATTGAACGTATATCTTTACTATCTTTGCACCTATGACAGGAGCTATTATCATACTAGGGATCGTATCAATGTATGCAATGTTGGTTCGTATATCTAAACTTGATTTCAGTTTTGATATACCAGAACCATTTGCCTGTGGAAGTGATGAGGTGTGTTACTGTGATGAATCTAAAGATTGTAAAAAGAAAGCATAGATGAAACTAAAGAAGTACGGAAAAGGTGGTAAGTACGATATGTACCAAAACGGTGGTGGTGTAACCGTTACTAAGAAGATGGTTGATGATGAGTTCAAGAAGAATTTTGAGAGTTCAGCTAACCTGACTAACGATCTAGCCAGACAGCTAGCTAAAGGTGTTGACTCTAAGGGTATGCCATTAAAGCCAGCAGCAAAGAAAGCATTGGCAGAGCAGATCAAGAAGCGCAAGGCCAGTGAGCAGGGTATGAAGGCTAACTACCGTTACGTAGGTACAGAGACACCTGCAGGCAAAGCACCGTTTGAAGATGATGCTATGTACTTGAAAGGCGGTCAAGTTAAGCTTGACGCCAACAAGGACGGAAAGATTACTGGTGCTGACTTCAAGATGCTTAAGCTCAAGAAGAAGTAATGAAGGCTAAGAAAGCAAAGACACACGAGATGGTGAAGGCTCCTTCTGGTTATCATTGGATGACCGAGAAGGGCCGCCATTACCTTATGTCTCATAAAGGAGACTTTGTACCACACAAGGGTGCAGGTCTAGAAGCTAAGTTCCGTATTAAGAAGGGACATTGATCTGTTCCTCCCCGTCTATCTTACGGTAGAACTTACTTACCATAAGTCTAGCTGTTTGGCTTAGCGCATACCGTACGCGGTAATTCATCTTAAGCTCATCCCTAAACAGATGATCCTCACGGGTATCTGATGGGGTAAGTTTATCAAAGTGTTTATAGATATACCCCTTTTGTCTTAGTGGGTTTATTAATCTCTGATACAGGTTATGCTTATTATAGAAGTAAGCCTCAGCCATATAATCTATTGTAAAGAACTCTAGATCGTAAGCAAACAGCATAAACCTCATCTCGGATTCTTTGATGTCGTAGTTCAACGACATATCCCTCATCGTTAGGCTCCAATACTTTAAATGATTTGTTTTGATGTATCTGTCCTTGATGACAGAGAAATCACGGAACATCTTGCTCCGTGCTACTTCACTTTTAGGCATAACGTTGAATTTAATATCTTTGTACAAAATTAATATTTATGAGCACGCTCTCAGGACAAAAGATAAAAGATAAGTTCGGTAACCTTCTTCACGTTGAAGGAGGCGTAACCTCCTCAACGAAAAATGTAGAAGACGGCACAGGAGATGCAACAGCTCTTAAGCTCTCAACTACCGAGGTAGAGATTAACGGCACGCAGTCTTTTACTGCTGCGCCTGCTACAGACAACGCAGAGCTTACAGCATTACTTGTTAACGGCAGCAATGAAGTGGTTAAGCGTGAGCTCACCTCTAATGCATTCAGCACAGACCCTATAGTACCCAGCAGAATAATCGCTAGACAAGAACTAGATAGATCACTAACAGCTGGAGGCCCTGCTAGTCAAATGGGCTTTGCACCTATAGACAATTCAAACCCTAACGGGTCCTACCAAGTAGGTAGTACAGACCCGTATACATTTGCTACAAGCAGCATCACTGTAGATGAGGCTGGTGTGTACCGTATTGATATAAGCTTTCAGTACGACGCTATTGCTGTTTCAGGTACAAACGTAACAACAGTGGTACTAGTAAACGGAACAGCTGTAGCCACAGCCTTGAGATCAAAATCAGCAACAGGGCTATCAATGGTTTCTTTTTACTGCGGTAAATACCTAGCGGCAGGAGATATCATCACTGCTACCAGTTTATCATCAGCTGGTAATGTTGTTCTTAAAGCAGGATCTGCAGTAGAGGTATTAAAGATAGCATAATGAAAGAAAGCCACAAAGATTGCATCATAGAAGTACAGGAGCTAATGGTAGCTATTAACGAGACCATTGCTAAGTACGGACTAGAGAAGGAAGTAGTAGTGGCTTTAGCGGTTGGGTTTTTAGACCTAGACGACCCAAGTGTAACACCTGATGCAAAGGAGATTACTGTAGGTATGAACCTACTCTCCTCTATAACAGTTGAAGACGAGGATGAGCTAGACGACGTATTATCGTACGTCGCCGACGCTTACAAAATAGAACAAGAAAGCGATCCAAGCAATATAAACTATTGGATCAACCGTATGAATAATAACGGGGACGTAAATTAAATAAAATGATTCGTAAAATTATTATAGGGGTAGACCCCCTAAAGGCTATGGCGTACTATGTGGGTCAGAAAGCTGGTGACTCTTTAGTGGATGCCATCGTTTTAGACGAGGCATACCTACATAAATTTAAAGAAAAAAGATACTTGGTATACATCAAACACCCTGAGGATGGCGTAATGCTGTGGAAGAGTGTGGAGAATGTACCTGTGCTCATAGAGTACGACCTTAACTTTTAATTAAATACATATGCGTAGTTTATACGATTTCTTCGTTAAGATGCCTAAGGCCTTTAACGATGAGGTAGAGGTGGGCGATACATCCATCTACATTGATCCGAAGTGGAACGAGTTTGAAAACCGCAAGCAGTGTGCTGAGGTGGTAGCCATTCCTGAGAAGTACGACACCCCTGTTAAGGTTGGTGACACCATCTACTTCCACCACCACGTAGTTATATCTAATGAAGGCAGGGGCCAGCGTATTGATGACGACATCTACGTTGTACGCTTTGATCCTAACAACAGCCACACCACACAAGCTTATGCCTACAAGGACCAGCATACGGGTGAGGTGAGTTTGCTTAGCGACTGGGTGTTCCTAACACCAGAGGAGCAAGCCTACGAACAGGTTACCACAAGCGGTATCATCGTTGACCTTGAGAAACCTAAGTTCAACCAGTACGGCTATGTACTTTATGACTCACCTGCGGTACAACAGCTAGGATTGAAGAAGGGTGACAAGGTGATGATTATGAAGAACGCCGACTACAAGATGGAGGTAGAGGGCGAAGAGGTATTCCGTACACACATTGATCACATCTACGCCACAGGTTTTTAATGGGACGCAAGAAGCAATTCAGCAGCGTAAGAGCCGGTGAGGAGCTGTTGGAAGCTATGGCTGAGGCTATACGCAACATCACTGAAGAGATTAAAAGACCTATAGATACAGAGCAGTCAGGCGCTGGACGCCGTGCCGAGCTCAAGAGTATCAAGGAGTCAGCTTTAGATGCAAAGGAGTTAATCACTGAGTATCAGAAGCTTGAGACAATGATCAAAGAACTTAAAGAAACCGGAGGCATTGAGGCCGAGAGAGATTTCTCTGGCGGTCTTGCTGAGCAGTACGCTAAACGTTAATGGCTGGTTTAAAAGACATAGAAGGCTATGGTGAGAAGGTAATCAATATCTGCCCAAAGGATACTGCGGGTGAGATCATAGAGATTGCTGATCTGTTTATCCAGCTACCTGCAGTACCACCAAAAAAAGAAATACTCTACCACGACCTACCTAAAGAAGAGCAGCGCTGGATACGTCAGGATATGCCTACAGAGCTATCCCGTATAGGTTCTATGGATGAGTGGTACGATATGCCTAAGGAGTTCAAGGCAAAGTACGAGTCGTATATACGCAGTGAGTTTGAACGCAGGAACAACGGGATGTGGTTCTTTAATAACGGGGAGCCTACCTACCTTACCGGTGCACACTATATGATGCTGCAGTGGAGTAAGATAGATGCCAGCTTCTACGGCTACTACCTTCAGTTCCAAAGGGATATTAACTACCATATGGAGGCCTGCTTCGTTGACCCAAGGTGCGCAGGACAGCTGTATACTAAGTGTCGCCGTTCTGGGTACACCAACGTCGCCGCTAGTAAGGTGGACGATGTAGGTACTTCTACCTACGATGTCACCGTGGGTATAATGTCTAAGACGGGTAAGGATGCTCAGGAGAATATCTTTATGAAAAAGGTGGTGGGTATGTACAGACACTACCCATTCTTCTTTAAACCTATACAGGATGGTACTACCAACCCACGTCAGGAGCTAGCATTTCGTGAGCCCTCTAAAAGGATCACGAAGAACAACAAGACCAGCTCTAAAGGTCAAGCACTTAATACGATTATCAACTGGCGTAATACCACTTCCAATGCCTATGACGGTGAGAAACTGAAGCTGTTGTTTATTGATGAGGGCGGTAAGTTTGAGCGCCCTGAAGATATACTAGAGGTCTGGCGTATCCAGCGTACCTGTCTTATGGTGGGGCGTAAGTTTGTAGGCAAGGCCATCATAGGCTCAACAGTTAACCCTCTGGACAAAGGAGGTAGAAACTACCGAGACCTGTGGGATATGTCCAACCCTAACGACAGAAACTCTAACGGCAGGACCAAGAGTATGCTTTATAGGATTTTTGTACCAGCGTACAAAGCGCTAGAAGGGTTCTTTGATATTTATGGTAACCCTGTAGTAGAAAACCCTGACGAGCCAGTTATGGGTATTGACGATGAGCTTATTGAGATAGGTGCAAAAACATACCTAAAGAATGAACGCAAAGGATTATCAGGTGATAGCAATGAGCTTAACGAAACAATACGTCAGTTCCCCTTTACCGCAGAGGAAGCCTTCAGAGACTCTACTAAATCTAGCTTATTCAATATTGCTAAGATCTACGAGCAAATAGAATACAATCAAGACCTTTACCCACAACCGGTGGTGCAGGGTAACTTTGTTTGGGAGAACGGTAAGCAGGATACTCAAGTTGTATTTAGACCAGATGCAAACGGTAGGTTCCGTGTGGCGTGGTTGCCACCCGTAGAGCTGCGTAACAAGGTAGTTATAGAGCGCGGTAAGAAGGCTCCGGGTAATGATTGGCTTGGCGTAGGTGGCGTGGATAGCTATGACCTAGATGCTACCGTTGATGGTAGAGGCTCTAAGGGAGCCTACCATCTATACAACAAGTTTAATATGGCGCACCCCTCTAATATGTTTGTGTTAGAGTATGCCTCGCGTCCACCACTGGCTAGGATATTCTATGAGGATGTACTGATGGCTGCCGTGTACTACGGGTATAAAATACTAATAGAGAATAACAAGTACGGTATAGCTAGATATTTTGAGACCAGAGGGTACGATGAGTATTTAATGGACAGGCCCGATCATCTCAAATCAACAGCTAGGGTAACTGTTAAGACTAAGGGTATCCCGTCTAACTCACAGGACGTTATACAGGCTCACGCACAGGCGATAGAGTCTTTTATTCACGACCACGTAGGTATGAATGATAACGGGGACTATATGCCGATGTACTTCAATAGAACGCTAGAGGATTGGATTAATTTCCGTATAGACAACCGTACACAGTATGACCTTACTATCTCCTCGGGGCTGGCATTATTAGCTGCACAACGCACAAAGAAGAAGAAAGAGAAATCTAAGTTTGACAACAAGACCTTCTTCCGCAAGGGCAAGTCAATCCAGCGTTGATAAAAACATTATATTTGCAGTTGATAACGATTCAGCGAAACGATGAATGATTACAATAAATCTACTTTTCCAGATCCGCTAGCAGCTACGGAGGAGAAAGTACAGAAGGCATACGGATTAGCTTATGCCAAAGCTTTAGTTGCTCAATGGGGAGGTGTAGACACTGAGGGAAGCTTGTATCGCAAGCGCTTCAAGGAGTTTGAAACTGCCCGTCAGTACGCTAATGGTACTCAAGATACTTCTATCTATAAGCAGATACTTAATTCTCTTGATGCAAATAATGGCGACGGCACTATGATGACGTTGGACTGGACACCAGTACCTATTGTCCCTAAGTTTGCAAAGATTGTTGTTAATAAAATCATCTCATCATACCGCTACCCACAGGTAGAGGCTATTGACCCGTTATCACAGAATGAGAAAGACATCAAGAAGAAGAAGATTGCCTTGCGTATTGAGAACAAGGAAATGTTCCAAGAAGCAAAAGCTGCAGGTCTTGATGTTGATGTAGATCCAGACAAGCTACCACAAACACCAGAAGAGGTAGAGATATTCCTAGACACTAATATAAAGACCGACGCAGAGATTGCTGCACAGCTAGCCACTAATATGACGCTAAGCTGGAACAACTTTGATGAGCGTGTATATCGCCGTAACGTTGAAGACTTAGTGAACTGTGGTATGGCTGTTACCAAGCGTAGCAACGATCCCAACTACGGTATACAAGAGGAGTATGTAGACCCTGCTTACTTCCTTCATAGCCATACAGATGACCCTACGTTTTCTGATATGATTTATGCTGGACACCTCAAGCGTATCTCCATACAGGAGCTTAAGCGTTTGGCTGGTGATCAGTTTACTGAGGAGCAGTACCAAAAGATAGCTAAGACCGTAATGAATAAGTACGGCAATAACGCTTCAAGTTTTGTAGATAACTACTACGACCAACGTCTAGGCCGTTATAACTACGGCTACGACGAGTTTACTATAGAGGTCCTAGACTTTGAGTTCTTATCTGTTGACTCTATGATCTACGAAAAGAAGCAATCACGCTTTGGAAACATTGGGTTCTACTTCAAAGGCAACAGCTACGAAGCCCCAAAAAACAGCGTATACGACAGAGAGCCTATACAGATGAACAATGCTACTATTTATGGTGGTATGCACATTGTAGGTACAGAGTACATCTTTAACTACGGACAAAAAAACAACGTACCTAAGAATATCCACGACCTTACGAAGGCTCGTATGTCGTACTCAGTTGTAGCTACGAATATCCGTAATATGATTCCTAAGAGCTTAGTTTCTAGTGTCATAGGATTTGCAGATCAATTGCAGCTGTCTCACCTCAAGATACAGCAGGCTATCGCTAAGAGTAAGCCAGACGGTATCATCATTGATATTGAGGGGCTAGAGAATGTAGACCTAGGGCGCGGTGGTGACTTACAACCGCTAGAGATCCAAGACATCTACGAACAAACGGGTGTGTTCTACTACCGTAGTAAGAACCCTGAAGGTGGTTTCCAAAACCCACCAGTACAACAGATAGACAACCGCATTAGAAACATAAACGAGCTTATCGCTCTATACAACCACTACCTACGTATGATCCGTGACGCTACGGGTATCAATGAGGTAATGGACGGTACCACACCTAAGGGTGAGGCACTAGTAGGTGTGAATCAGATGGCTGTTGCAGCAGGAAACAACGCTTTATACGACGTAACTAACTCATCTATGATCTTGTACCGGAAGGTCTGTGAAGACATCTTAAAATGTCTACAGATCCTTCCTAGTGAGTCTGTACTATACAAGGTATATGAGAAGGCTATAGGCAAGACTAATATGAAGGTGTTGAATAGCTTCAAGGATTTACCGATGTACAACTTTGGTATTCAGGTAATGACAGACCTCAACGATAGAGACCGTCAGTACTTGGAGCAGAACATTCAGATTGCATTATCTCAGAAGGAGATTGATCTGGAAGATGCTATTGCTATCCGCAACATCAAAGATGTGGACCAAGCAGAGCGCCTCTTAGTAATACGCCGTAAGAAGCGTATCGCTCAGCAGCAGCAATTACAACAAGCAAACATCCAAGCACAAGCACAGGCTAATGCTCAGGCAGCACAAGCCTCTATGCAGGCCGAGGTTCAGAAAGAACAGGCGATGATGCAGATGGAGATGCAGAAGAAGCAGATGGAGTTTGAGATGAAGGCTCAGCTAGCACAGCTAGAGCACAAGATGCGTATGGAGCTAGAACAGCTTAAAGGTGAGTACGGTGTTATAGAGCAGCAGATTGAAAGCCAAGTAAAAACCTCAGCTGAGACGATGAAGGAAGACAGAAAGGATAAGCGCGTTAAGAAGCAGGCGGTTGAGCAATCAAAGCTCATTAGCCAGCGTCAAGGACAGCGCGGTGAACTTCCTGAAGACAGTGGTGATTTAATGATATAAAATAATAACTATCTTTGTCAAGTATTTGGTGCTCAGCACATTAGAACTTGACTTTTTAAAACTTGATATACAATGGCTTACGAAAACGTAAACGCAACCCCTAACTTCCAGCGCCAAGTCCTTGGCCAGAAAGGTCTCCGTCTTATCGGAGCTGCAGGAGCAGGACAGGCAGGAGAATTCTACCGTGCAATCACGGCTACTGACGATGCTGTAATCAGTGTAACTGCTGAGGCTGGAGATAGCTTGGCTTCTGTTACCATCCCTGCGGGTGTAACGGTATACGGGTTGTTCAGTACAATCTCAGTTACTTCGGGAAAAATTATTGCATACATAGCGTAAGGTTATGGCTAGCAATTTTTTCAATAAGGCTTCATTAGTAATGGTGCCAGATGCACCAATAGACGGCAAGCTACCTTCTGTAAAGCCAGAAGATCGTAGTGGAGACTTTACATTCTCTAGAGGCAGCAATTTAGCGGCTACTAGAGTAAATAAAAGCGGTCTTATTGAGAAGGGTAGAGAGAATCTCTTGCTGCAATCAAATCAGTTTGATACTACTTGGGTAAATGCAAGTAGTTCCGAAACAAGCGGACAGATGGGGTACGATGGTTCAAGCGATGCTTGGTTATTAAACAAATCGGGTTCGGGTGGCAGAATATATCAAAACGTTGCAGTTAGCGGTTTGCATACTTTTAGTGTTTACGCAAAAGCGGGTACTTTAAATTGGGTGTCATTATGGACAAATATAGGAACATCATATTTTGATTTAGAGAATGGAGTAGTTGGTGATGTTACTGCATCGACTTCTATAACCTCAAACATTGAGAGTGTTGGAAATGGATGGTATAGATGTAGTTTTGTTTTTAACACTACAATAAGCCAAGTGCGAATATATCTAGCCGATGGTAATCTTGACACAAGCGGAACAAGCGGCTCAATCTACATCCAAGACGCTCAATTAGAGCAAGGCTTGGTAGCAACTGAATACATTGAGACCACCACTGCGGCAGTACAAAAAGGCATATTAGAAAACCTGCCACGTATAGATTATTCGGGTGGTGCTTCGTGTCCTTCTCTTTTACTTGAGCCTCAACGCACTCAACTTATACCGCAGTCGGAGTACTTTGGGGACACTCAATGGCCAGTAGATGGCGTTTCGTTAGATGCTAATAATGCCACAAGCCCCGAAGGATTACAAAATGCTTACAAGATTACTGACGATATAAGCACGGGTTATCATAAAATAACAAAAACTAAT